GAAAGTCAAATAGATGCTTATTTAATTTTGAATCATCTATTATAAAACCTGACGGCTTTATTACTTTTCGTTTGTTTTCTAAAAATGATTGATAGTCCATGTTATTAAAGGATTATGTTTTGGCCGTTTTTAAATGAATAGATGTTGCCTGAAATAGATACGGGATAAACTTGTTTGCCGTTTTGATAGAACTTAACTGAGTTCGTTTGTGTGTTTCTGATTTTAGTGATCATGATAGTTTTTTTAATAGTTTAAAATTTGTTTCTGTTTCAAAGATACAACTACTTTTTACAACTTCAAACTTTTTGCAATTTAAATTAAATTATTTTAAACTATTTTTACAAAAATGCAAAAATGAACATTACCTATCCAATCACTTACGTTCCCGCTGATTCTTACAGCTATGCTTATCGTGCCGCTGTGCCGATAAGATATAACTGTTTAGACTTACCGACCGGCTATCTATCGAATGATACTGATAGTTGGAATTGTAATTTGTGCGGGTCTGATGCTGCTTTTTTTGCACCGTATGAGCCTGGTGATATTATACCGTTTCAAACAAGATTAGCCGACAATTACAATCAGCCTGCATCGGTTTTAACATACGGAATCAAAACAAACGATTCAGGCGCTAATAACTTTGTAGTCATTGAACTGCAAGATTGTTGCGGTACCGTTATAACCGACTTTGCTGATGAGTTCTGTTCGGAGTGGTGGATTAGTAACTCAATTGCGGACGGCAGTATCCAAACTTGGTTTGTTAATACGGGCTTATTCCCTACCGATCTTAAATGCTTTAGGCTAAAAATTACTTACTATAAAATCAACCAAATTACATCACTCCCCGAAATTGAGAGGTCTATTTTTACGGAGTTTTACAAGGAGGTTGAAGAATGTGGCAGCGGAATTGATACCGTTTTGATTGAATCGACTTATCAGTCTGCGGATTGTAACGGCAATTATTACGGCACTCCTACCAACTATTTAGGAAACTCAAATACGGCATTCTATAACAGTATGCGCGTGTTCGGTTCTGTTCAGTTTACAGGCGATACAGCTTCGACAACTGAAAATGATAGGGGTACAATTATCAGCACTACAGTAGTGGATAATTTTAGAATCATTTCTTCAATTTATCCGCCTTATTTCGTCCGTCGATTGCAGCAAACTTTGAGAGGTAACGTTGTAACTGCTGACGGTTCACAGTATCAAAATTGGAGTTTTAGCTCCTTAGATGTTGGGTTTAAAGCGTTTTCAATTGATATTGAAATGGATAGAAAATGTTTTATTGATAACAGAAAATGCAATTTCTAATATGAAAAATAATTTTGTTCTTTTACAAGCCTTTATAGGTGCGTTTGGCCTTTGTCCTCCTTGTACGGACGATGAGAACGTGCCTTCATACCTTTGCGATCCTTGTGATTCTACTGTCTTAGGCGGTGGTATTGCTGGATGGATTGCTAAAAAATGTAGCTACACTTTTGTAGACATTGAAGATGATACTGAATGGGAAACGGCTATAGCTGCTAAAGATGTATTCGGCCGCGTAAACGGATCACGTATTTTGGGCGGTCTTCCTGATCCTGAATTTACCGAGAAAAAACGCGGTAGCTGCGGACAAAACGAAGTCCAAAAGCAGACTCGTACTGTAGCGCTTACCGATGTCGAAAATGATGCAACCTTCAGTGTAGACGGCCTTTATAACTTCCTTGCACAAAAATACAAGGGTTATGAATTTGGCTTCGTGACTTGTGATGGTCGCTTTTTTGGTTGGTTTTCCAATGTCTATGTTAAGACTTGGTTTACTGCTGCTGAATCTAACGAAGATGATTCTATGTGGCATGCTGAATTCAAATATGACGAGCAAATAGGCGCTTTCAGTCAGCTTCAATTGTCATTCCTTTTGGAAACAGTTCTAAACATTTGTTGGGTAACTTCAATTGTTGTTAGCGGTACCGGTGGCGCTGTTACTGTTGCTAATGGTGCAACGCTTCAAATGATTGCTACTGTATTGCCTGCAAACGCTACTAATCCTGCTGTTGTTTGGTCTGTTGTAGCTGGTTCAGGTACCGCAACTATTAACGGCTCAGGTCTACTTTCAGGTACAGGCGCAGGTACTGTTACTGTTGTTGCTACTGCCGCTGATGGCTCAGGTATTGTCGGTACACTCTCTATTACTGTTACTCCTTAGTAATTTATAATGAATCAAGAAGAGTTTATACAATTCTTAAAAGATGCGGGGGCGGGTCTAATAGATCCGCCTCGTCATCCTTTTCGCGCTAAGTGGGCAACCATAACAAACGCCATTAAGCCACATTTTTACGGCACAGTTCCGAGCGCTTTAGATAAGGCCTTTCCTAATGAGGATGGGGCTATTCTTGCGTATAGGAAGGACACATATCAGGCAAAAACTGAAAGCCCGATAGTTAAGGCCATAACGGAACTTAGCAGGATGCTTAGTTCTGCTAAACATTCAGTCAGATTCGATAATCCCAAAATGAAGGATTATTATCAAAAAAATAAATTTGAAGAATACGACATTACGCGTTACTTTTTTAACGTGTTTGTTCAAAATAGAATCTTAGACCCTAATGCCGTTTTAATTGCGTGGCCGACTGGTGAAGGCGTTGTTAGTGATGCAGAACCGGTTAAAATAGACTTACAAATTATCCCATCTGATCGCATTATTTTTAACGATGCTGACTATAAGCTACTAATATACAAAGCCAAGCCCAAAAACAAATATCAGGCTTTAGGTACTATCAATGAGGATTTGTACAACGTTGTAACAGATAGCTTCTTTGGTGTAATTTACCAAGATGCTGAAAATGTAAAGTTTAGACCGCATTATCAACAGACAGAAGAAATTATACCATGGATAACTTTGGGCGGTCGTGCGGTGCCTGAGTATGACAAATACGGTAATAAGTTCACCGTTTATAAATCAGATTTTACTCCTGCTATTTCGTACCTTAACGATGCTGCGATCTTTGACAATCAGTTTAAATCGGTTGCATTGTCTTCCTGCTTCCCGTTCAAATTTGTTGAGGGCGTAAATTGCAATACTTGTAACGGAACAGGCAAAGTTTATGACGAACATGAACCTTTGGGCGTAACTTGTGGCAGTTGTAAAGGTCACGGAAAGACTTTATCTTTTAGTCCGCTTGCAGGCTATTATATGAATCCTGTCAACAACAAACTGATAGATCAACAACCAGTCGAGCCAATTAGATTTTACTCTCCCGATTCGTCAATCATTACACTAACAAAAACTAATTCTGATTCTGCTTTAGAAAAGGCAGAACAGGTACTAAATATAAATAGATCGCTTACTTCTGCTCAATCAGGTACCGCTAAAGAACTTGACCGAGAACCTGAATACATTGAAGTTGGCCGTATTTCAGACGATGTTTACTATAAATTTGGCGAACTGTTAAGAATATTCCAGGCTTTAGTCTTTATGGATTATAGTTCTGAGGTAATTGTAGTTAGTCCTATCAGTTTCGATCTTAAAACAGAAACGGAACTACTTGCTGAGTTTAAAAACTCTCAAATGGGAATGCCGGCAGCTATTAGATACGAAGCATATAACAGCTTTATGGATAGACGTTTTGCATCAGATCCAACAGCGCGCAGACTTGCGGAAATTTGCCCTAATTATACTACTATCTATTTATATACAATCGATGAGATAAACGTAGGACTATCTAACGGCAGTATAATGTTAGAGGATGCGATTAGGGCCCGTTATGCATTTGATGCTGTTTTAGACTTGTACTATTCGCAAAACTTCGACATATTTACAGATGATTTCGATGCAATTAGAACGGCCTTAGATGCTATCTTAGCGCCTAAACTACAAGCTGCTGAATCAGTAGAAATACCTGAAATGGGTTTTGATGATCAACCGGAAACAGAAGATACCGCAGAAGATGAAATTGAAGACGAAAACGAAATGTAATGGCAGATTTAAACGCCCCTGAGCGAATCAACGAAAAGGCACTAAAAGAGTTAGAAAAAAGACTTGCTAAGTTAGAACCTAAGTTAGTCAAAGATGTTATTGCATGGCTCGAAAAGTTTAGAACAACATCTGGTAATATAGTTCGCACTAAATCAAATACTGATAGAGTTGCAGCATTTCAAAAAGCTATGATTCGTTTTTTGCAGAAGAGCGGTTATTATGAAATGGTGAGCTTGTATGTCAAAAACTTTGACTTGATAAGTGAGGCAGACAAAGCAGTTCATTTAGAATTGAACGGTATCAAACTTGATAATAAGTTTGTGAACGTTTACCGAAACTTAGCCGTTAAAAAAGTCATAGACGATATGACTAAAACAGGCTTAAAAAAGTCGCTTATCAATCCTTTGCGCAATGAGTTATTTATAGCCGTTAATCAGGGGTCAAGTTTACGGGATGTTATTACCTCTATATCCGGTCAGCTTGCTACAAACGAACAAAGAGCGGGCATAGTACGTAAGCTATCAATACAATCAAGCCGAGATGCTTTACTGCAATATGACGGGGTAGTTAATGAAGCCGTCAGAAAACAGTTTAAAATGCCCTATGTTTTTTACGTTGGCAGCTTAGTAAAAGATAGCCGGCCGCAATGTGAAAGATGGGTAAATTATGACAAAGAAGGTAAAATAGGTGTGATCGCTTTTGCAGATTTAGAAGATGAGATACTTTGGGCCGATGACAACGGTAGCGGAATGATACCCGCCACAACACCTGAAAACTTCTGCCAAAATCGCGGCGGTTATAATTGCCGTCACCAATGTTATCCGATTAGAATGCCTAAAAAATAAACACAATGACAATAAAAGCAAAAAACATAAGTACAGGTTTACTGTCAGAGTTTACTCCCGAACAATGGCAAGTATTACAGGGAACGGGCGAATATCAGTTTTTAGGACTTAACTATTCTGTTGTTGCACCAACTGCCGAACCAATCGCAAAAACTACGAGAAGAACTGCGGCACCTGCTTGCGGCCCGTGTGCTGCTAAAAGACTAAAATCAAAATCCTAATGTTTTACACTATACAGATTTACCGCGAAGAGGACGAATTAGAAGAGATCCGCGAATTGATTTCTGAAACTGTCGAATGTGATATAAATCTGTTAGATGTTTCATTATACCACGTTTCCGAAATAGACGATAAAGCAACTATAATTTATTTTAAAAACGGATGTTCAGTTGAGGCTGACATTACGTTTTATCAATTTCGTAATATTCTAAAAAAAGCAACACATGGAATTTTTAAAGCCAGTAATTGAGAAACTTGGTATCGGTTCTGAGGAACTTGCCAAACTCGAAAAAGGTGAATTATCTGCGGATGATTTTGTTACAAGTTACATTCAAAAGTCAGAGCAAGCAATTACCGAAAGAATCAAAGCAACAGTAGAAAGCGAAAGCAAAAGCGAATTGCAGCGCGGCGCCTATGCAAGAGCTGAAAAGCTACTTGCTGAAACATTCGGCGTAGACATCGCAAAGTATGAAGGTGTAGACAATCAGAAAAGACTATCTACAATTATCAACGACCTGAAAACACAACGTGAGCAGGCAATTAAAGACCTCGAAAAGCAATACAGTACAGCTGATGCGCAGAAGCTGCAGCAACTAACACAGCAACTTGAACAGGCTAACAATGCACTAACAGAAAGAGAAAAAACAATCGAACAAGTAAAGCTCGAAGGCGAAACAAAACTAAGCGCTTATATTCGTGAGCAGCAAATCACAAAGATGCGTGATACATTGATCGAGGGCGTAAAGAATCCACGCTTTGAGGCTGACATTATGCGTGCCGTTTTTGATGTTGAAGTAGCAAAAGCAGGCTATAATTTTGAACTTGATTCAGAAGGCAAAATTTGGGTGAATAAGGACGGTAAGCGTGTGCAGAATCCAAAGCGCCTAACTGAAAACCTTACCTATGATATGCTTTTTAATCAGATATCTGAGGCTAAAACGTTCACCAAGCAGTCAAACGGATCAGGCGAAAAGTCGGATTTTTTGATTGACGAAAAGGATAAGAACAATCCAATTCGACTTAAAAGACTGCAAAGTTTACAAGAGAATAACCATTTAGAATAAATAATAAAAGCCCCTGCAGATTGTAGGGGCTTTTTAATTTTAGTCAATCATTGTTTTGGCTTTATTGTAAATATTGTGCCTGACAATTACATTTGATTGATTTAGTTGCAATGGATTATCTTTTGTATCATCCCAAATAATATTGCCAAGTTCCATTTTTTCGGCCATTGACTTGCATAGGTTGCCTACGTTTGTGGCGTATTCTGTTGTTTTCCCCATCGCAACCATGAAGTCAATAACGCCTGTACGAATCAATTCATTTGCATCTAATTTTAACAATGACGTTTTAATGGTTTTATGATTTTTATTTACATTCCTCATTGCCTGAATAACATCATCGGTACTATAACCTAACAAAGCGGCCCTATATTGATACCAAGTATATTTGTCATTGTAAAGGTCAAAGTGTTTTTTCTCAACTTCTTTTTGAATAGATATCAAAGTCATAGCCTTACTTAAATCCATTAACGATTCAATCTGTTGAGCGGTAAATGCTAAACCTGTATCATGTTGGTTGTAAAGTTCAATTACTTGCTTTCTTAGCTTGCTTGCAAATTGACCGCCTGACATCATTATGACAGTTAATGCAGCATCTCTAACTAACAGATAATCAACAGTTGGACGGCCTCCTGTACTTTCCGTCTTAAAAGACGTAAAGTCTTTATTCTCTTCTAACTCAGCACGTTGAATGCTTTGTTTTATCCAATGAGAATAATCTCTTTTTATTCCAAGTTCGGAATACAATTCCCTTGCAGAAATTAAATTTTGATTTTGATTTTTAATAATTTTCATATATTTATGTTTTTTAATTTACACAAAGATACTATCTTTCAGTCATAAAAAATACATAAATAAAATATATTTATAAAAAAAGGCAGCCCAGTTAAGAGCTGCCTAAATAATTGACATAAGAACTTTTTGTTTTTACTGTTCGGGCCTTTCAAAGAACCATCTATAAAAGTCACCTGCGTGATACGGTTCTAATGGGTTGAATTTTCCATACATAGCCGCTGCATCATATTGTATTTTTTCTATTTCGAGAGCTGCTTTTATTTCATCTTCAAATCCAATTGTAAAAGCAGTGCCGAAATGACTTACTAAAAATTCAACCGCTGTTTGCTTTTTATCTGCCATTACTATTCATTTTTAGGTTCTCTAAATCTATTCAAATGTTTTCTTTTCGGCTTTTCGGGAACGGCTAAGAATAAGCCGATGCCGAGGCAGAATCCTGCGAGGAAGTATATCATAAAATTGTAATTATTGCCCCTACTGCATACCCAACAGCATAAACAGAAGCGAGTATTAGCCGCTCTTTTGTTGTCTTTGCGTCGATTTGGTAGGCTAAGAAGGGTAGGTTAATAAATGGCCCGATAAAGGCGAAAAAAACTATTCCTATCAGCTCCCGATTTGATACTGAAATGATGTAATAGGTGCTGCAAAATTCTATAAGTACAGCTGATAGGAATAGGATAGGGTATTTTTTCATTCAAAAAAATCTTTAATATTAACTCCAAGTGCATCTGCAATTCGTTGCAGCATCTCAACTGTTGTTTGCCGTTTTTTGTTTTCGATGTATGATATGATCGGCGGTGTAACATAGATCATTGCAGCTAATTGCTTTTGATTGATGCCTTTTGATATGCGTATTTGTCGGATTCTTTGTTGGTAGGTCATAGCCAGCCCATCAAATTAGCAACCTCAAATTCAATATTATCGCTATCATTGCATAAATATTCAATCCATTCGCATGGGTTTAAACTTGCCGTTTGTTGCCATCCATCTCTTATAAGTGGTTCAGCTTGTTCTTTTGCATCTTCAAGATTTAATGCTTTTACTTTTCTGTCTTTTGCGAAAATAAAAATAGTGTTTTCCATAGCTAACTATTTTAAAAGTTAAAAAATTTAACATCATAAACCCAAAGCCCATACCGCTCAATAACCGATATCAACGCCTCAGCATATTTCGGATTGGTTGCATAGCCGGCACGCTTCAAACCTTTTGCCCATTTTCGGTATTCCAAGCGGTTTAGTTTTAATAGGTGCTTATACCTATCACAAGTAAGCAGTTCCGAATGTGCGCGGAATGATCTCCAGGCTGATTTAAAGACTTGAAAACGGTCTTTTGGGCTATCATCTTTGTAGACCGCATATTTACCAACTCCGCGCCACTTCATTCCAAAGTGGTTATTATGTTTGCGGCTTAGTTCGCTTCTGCCTGCATTGCTTTCGATAATGCCCTGAGCCAGTGTAATACTAACGGGTATATTGTATTTGTCGGCTTCTGCTTTTGCTGTTGGTAGAAAGCGAGTGACGTACGATGATACGTGTTTTGGGATTTTTACGCGTCCGTGGCGGTTGGTCGGGGTGGCTAATTTTGCGCTGCACATTGCGAGGGTGAGTAGTGCGGATAGGATTAGAATTGTTTTAGTCTGCATTGGTTTCGGGGATTAAATCTGTTAATTGATTGATTACTTTTTTGATATTTGTTTCAAACTGCGACATTGAATGATGTTGACCTGATTTAAAAGATGCTGTTCTTTCAGCTCTCAATTCTTTTTCAAACAATGCAAAATGATCCATTACGATATTTATACAATCGTCATACGAATCAGAAATATCATTTGCTCTTTTTAATCCTGCAGCTGTTACTTTTACCGCCTGCGATATTTTAAGCTCTTCTATTATTTTTGATAGTGTGTTCATTCTGTTCCGGTTTTATAGGTTTCTAAAAATAATGATCGCACATATTACAATAGTTGTCATTGCCTTTTATTCCTTTAGTGCATTTACAAGTATAACACAGAATATCACATTCTTCTTCGTTCAATTCTTGCGGCGGTTCGGTTTTATTCAGTTCCTCAGATAGTTTTTCTGCCAATACATCAATAACAATTTCTCTTGCATAGTTTGACGTGAAAGGGCTATTATACCTTAATTGTTTTTTTGCTTTTACGGCAATTGGAATGTTAAGTTGTATGAAATATTTTAATTCTTCCTTTGTCATTCTGTTTCGTTTTTATAGGTTTCTGAATAGTATTGTTCGGCTCTTGTATCATTTTTTAAAGCATGAAGTAATTGATCGTGTTTATAAGCATCTATTATCTGCTTCTTTTCGAGTTCCATTGCTTGTTGAAATAAATCTTCAATCAATTTTTTAATCTCCAGTCCTGAAACATGTTCTAATACAATGTTCAACCATTCTACC